TGCATCTCGCGGACGGCGACTTCCGACAGGGAGTTCTCGACGGACGACGCCATATCGTCTGGGCGGATGGAGACACGCTCATTTTTGATGTTGGCCTCTGCCGCAGAACGCATGGAATGCGCCGTGAGTCCTTGCAGCAATTCGGTCACGCCAGTTTTCTCATCAATCTCTTGCGTGACTTCCGCCAGCATCTTCCAAATGTCGCCTGGGAAATTGGGGGCCTGTAGGAATTGGATGAACTCGTTGAGGTTTTTCCCAATGGCTTCTGGGATTTCGACAACGGTAAACGGCGTATTGACACCGTTAATCTGCTTTTGGATCGTCGTTCCAGCGCTCTTAAGCATTCCGACATACGTGGTGCAACTCGCTGCCACCTTGTCGGCCAGGAACGACATGCACCAATTCACAAAGCGCATTTCCCCGATCGCCGGCTTGAACAGGCTGATCGGCCAAATACAGTTCGACTTGTCGTAGAACATGAACCGCGTGATCGGCCAGCCATTCTGATCGAGCCAGAAAGGAATCGGCCACTGGACTCGCTCGTAGATCGCCTCTGCATCTTCTTCCACAATCACGCTGGTCGGGCAGTTGAGCGGGTAGGGCACGTTGCGAGCGACGACCAGATGGCAATACTTGCCGAGCACTGAATAGTCGAATTTGTGCGTGCGCGGGATTGTGCCGCCATCGTTCAGCAGGTCGCCAAAGCCGTTCTTGGAATACACCTCCCAGTATTGGATAAGGTCAAAGCTCCCGCCCTTGCGGTTCTGCTTGGCTTCTTTTTTACCCCTCTTTGTGGCCTGTTGCCCGAATGATTGCATGTGACCTTTTAGTTCGCCACGCTCCAAGCCAAATCGCTCCTCAGTCAGATTCACCGGCAGGCAGCGGCGAATAGCGATCCATTGCACGTCTTCCCAATAGGCAGCGTCTGGATCAACCACCACGTCTTCCCACGACAGGTATTTGGAGCGTGGGAACTTGATGTTGCCGCCATCTGGTTGATAGATGCTGGTTTCGAGGTAGCTCAACCCGGCCACAATGGTTTCGCTAATGGCCTTGCGTGCATGGCTCTTCTTGTCGTTTTCCAATTGCAGCCAGTTGAGATACCGTTGCTTGAGCGCAGCACAAGTGACTTTGATCTCCTGGTCGTATTGTTCTTGGACGGCAAGTTGCTGGTACTCTTGCATCCCGTAGGGATCGTTTGGGTCGATTCCCAGGACAATAGGCGATACCGAATCGGGCTGCGTGGGCGACACCAGGATAGTCGGGTTCTGGTGGTACAGAGCCGGCCCAAACAGGGCGACGGCTTTGAAAACATTATTGATTGTCACACGGAAATTTGGCAGCGTCCCGCCTTCCTTGTCGAGAAAACCTCCGCCGCCGCGGGCGTAGGAATCCGCCCACATCCAATCGTGGTTGCCGTCGTAGAACCGAGTGGACTCCTCCGCGTACTTGCCAAACTGCTCCCAGCGCACCTCTAGCGCTTGGTCGATTTTGGCGAGCCAGGTATCGCAGATTTCTCGGAGCGGATGCGAACTAATTTCAGTGTTCTTGGGCATTATTTCATCAAGTCCTGAACGAGCTTCTTCAACTCGGTCACATCCTTACGAAGCGCCTGAATCTCTTTCCAGTCATCGGTGAAGTCCCATGCTCCGCCTTCCCGCTGCTCGACCGATGTTTGCAGCTTGGGGTCATCAACGTGTCGCACGCTTTCGCGGGCCAGGCCGCTGGCCAGGTTGATTACAATGTTGCGCGCGCCGACGCGGAGCACAAAGCCAATTTCAGCCTTGCTGCTCTTGAGGCCACTTGGATACCACAGGATCGACTGCCCGCGCGGCGGCACAGGCATCTTGAAGGAGTCGATCTGCTCCTGCGCTTTCATGCGCAATTGTTCTTCGGTTACAAGTTTGGTTTCCCGGCTGATTTCCTGTGGGGCTTCGAGCGTTTTAGTCATGAATTCACTCCTACTGGTCCTAGAGAAATATGTCCTTGTCCCAAAACGATCTGGGACTCACGACGCTTGATATGGATGCGATCTCGCCACTTCTTGACTCGCTCAACAATCGATGAGCGGATTGCTTTGTCACGCGGTTTCATGTATGTCAGGTTTAAGGCGATGGCCATTTCGACGGCCTCGATCGCGTGGGTGTTCGTCCGACGATCGCCTTTATCAATCGACAACTCCTTGCCCCACTGCTTTACCGTCTGCTTGCGAAACTTCTCCATCTCGCCACAAAAACTAGGACACTTGCCGACGACAACCATGAATCGCGGTACGCCGTCGCGCTGCACAGACAAATAAGTGCGCATCTCTTCTTCACGCAGCTTGTGGTTATCGACGCCGGCCCGGAATCCGTATCCCGTTGATTCGGAGCGAATACCGCGTTCTGTCAATTGATCGCGATATTTCTCGATTGGAACCTCGCCACTACCGATGCTGCGGAGGTGTCCGCCGTGCCAGTCAAAAATGAACGACTCGAATGTTTTGCCGCTGCATCTGTGTTGCATGGCCTCGCCAAAATGCCACGCTGTTGCTTCGTGGATGTAGCATTCGTCGTACAGGAATATCTGATTTCCAATCTCCGGCGGCGGCAGGCACAGGAATTCGATGGCACAAGTGTTCCAGCCGGGGTCGATGGTGACATACCGCGTCCATTCGTCTGGCGGCTCGCCCATCCGCTCCGCCAATATCTTCTGAGCCTCTGTGCTGTTCTCGGTCACATACATCACGTCATGCAGCCGGCGATTGAACGTCGGGTACATGAGCGACGAGCCGAGATTGATTTCCCCCAAGGCCCGCTTGCGGTAGATGTCTTCGCCCTGCGATTTCCAGGCGATAACCGACTCCGCGACCGATTCTTTCGGCAGATAGATGTTGTCGTAGATCGACGAGCGAAAGATGATGGCGACTGGATTGGGTTTCTCGGCTTCCTCCTCCGCCAAGTTAATCAACTGCATCATGTCTTCATTCCTGGCGTGCGGCAGCGCAGACCAGCGAATCTTTCCGCCACAATCCGCGATGCGGCCGATCGCCTCCTCATACCAGCCAGTCATCGCCAAATCTTCGTCGAAGCCGTAGATATTGACGCGGAAACCTTGTGCTTGGCCGGGATCGCCGGCGCTGTTGGTGGCATGAAGTTCCCAGCCAGTCGTTAATCGCACTAGCGAGAACACTCGCTCGCTGCGCTTATCCCAGGCAATTTTCTCGGCAATAAACCGCTGTGGAATGAGCGGCGGGGCCGGCTTCATCTCAGCCTTGCGGTCGAAGTCTCCGCCCTCGATTGTCGGCCACGGGCGATAGACTCGCCACTTGCCGGTGTCCTTGTCGCGGATGATATTGAACGAGCCGGCCCTGAACAACTTGTCGTAGAAGACGCGGCCGATGTGCTTCTCACCATAGCCTAGTACGACAGCCTTGCCGTTCGTCTTTGGATATTTGTCATATGGGTCTTGACCTGTGACGGCTCTCGCTATTTCAACCATTAAGGCCATCGTCCCGCCTGCTCTATTCCCTTTTTGGATTAGTGCCTGCTGGGCCATGCAACGGTGAAAGGCATCTTGATACGGCAATGGTTCGTACAGCCGCAGGGCCTCGCAGTTGCGCCGCAGCTCTATCGCCACTAGCTTGCGATCGCGTTGCTTTTCAAACTCCGTCGGCTGACCAGCCAGCGCGGCGAAAGCCTTTGGATCAAGTGGCTGGTTCATATGATAGTTCCGATTCCTGTACTTCGTCGGCGACTCCATCGACCACTTTCAGCTTGGCAATCCGGGCGTCACGTCTGGCATCCCGTTCCGCCATTGCCTTCTCAAAGTCATCGTCGCTCATATAGTCATCCGGCATACTCACCTTGTTCGAGTCGGATAAGACAATAATCATTTTTTGCAAACCGGTTAACATTCTCTCGCGAGTCTGGCTTCCTGGCTTGGCGGCCAGAAATGTCCCTGCAAAGTGCTGGGCCACACCATTCACACCGCCGAGTATCGAGACATACGCCTCGCACAATTGCGCCACGTGAGGGACGTTCGAGCCGCCTGATTTGGATTGTGCGAGATTGGTAAGGATCGACTTGTCGAGTGCGTCGATGACTTCGGCGGCCGCTTTGAGCCGATTTATCTCACCCTTATTCTTGCGGCACTCTTTGCACCAGTTCCTTAATCCGTCTGGCTTTGACTGGTCACGGTCGAAAAAATCCTCGTTGGCCGGCAACTCCTTGCAGCAGTGGCCGCAGGATTTCATCAAGCCGTCGAGCAGTTCCCGCTCAATCAGTTGTTTTCGCGATTGTTCCACTTGAGACTCCCACTGCAATTCTCGCTCCCGAATGCGTTCATTCTTCTGCCGCAATTTTTCCAGTCGCCGCGCCTCATTCGCTATTTTTTCCTGTCGCCGCGCCTGCTGACGCAATTGTTCCAGTCGCCGTTTTTCTTGTCGCCGCTTTGTTTTGAATGCCGTCAGCTCAGCTTGCAACGAGCATTCCGCCAGCAACATGATCCACCTCCAGGTTCGGATAATCGGCCTTGTGGACCTTCCACATCGCGCCGTGGATCGAACTGCCGATCATCTGTACCTTGTGGCCGAACAATTCATACACGGCCTGATCGACTCCGGGGAACATATGCGTGTGAAAGTCGTGGCCGATCATCACGCCGTCGGCGCGAAGGTGTTTCCACCACGCGAGGATGTCGGCCTTGGTTGACTCGTAGCTGTGATCGGCGTCGATGAAGATGATGTCAAACGGCTCCCAATGCATCCCAGCGGCGTTCATGGATTCCCGCTGGTGGGCAAAGATCGTCTTATTGAGACGCCTATCCCCGACTCGCAGCTTGAATTTCTCGAACACAGCGGACTGGCCGCCAGCCTCTTTCACCAGGTCGCAGGTGATGTCGGTGGGCGAGCCTTCCCACGTATCGACGCAGTGGACAACAGCCCCGGCGTCGGCCATTGCAATCGCCGTGGTGCCGAGCCACGCGCCAACTTCGAGAATGCGCGGCTGGTGATGCAACTTGTTGTTAAGCGGATGCAGACGTGAAGCCAGATCGAGAACCTGCTTTCGCAACTCAATGACGTGCTCCGGCGAGGCGTGGCCGAATTCGTGCCACTCCTTCTTGCGGCCCGCGTCGTCGCGGATGCCGTGTCTAATGTCCGCCTCTATTTCCTCGATTTCGTCACATCCGAGCCACTTCGCGATGGTCGGCTGAAACTGTTTTGTCTGGTCGATGCCCAATCGGATCAGCCGTTCGTAGCGTGAATCATCTCCGATCACAAAATCAATCTCCTGACGCCAGACCTTGTATGTCAACTCGCCTTCCCAGTAATGGCATGTGTTCCAATACAGCGGCCCTGACTGCAACAGGCCATATTCTTCCGGCAAGTCCAGGTTCTCGACGGCCGGCAGTTTGGAGAGCACTTGCAACGTCACGCCGTCGGTCCACACAAAACTACGATGGTGGGCGTAGCCGCGATTTGCACAGTGCATGTTGCCCGGCGCGTCCACTCCACGGCAGCATTCAGCAATCGGCGAAGGTGTTTCGATGTAGCCAGCCTTCGCCACCCGCTTAATTTCACGCAGCAGATGGGCCGGGTTGTCAATATC